CGGACACAGTTATTTGCGGAACATCTACGCTGACTGTTGCTGTTCCAGTTGCGCTTGCGGTCGGGCTACTGACCGAAATCGTGTTAGATGTAACTTGTTGCGATCCATTACCAGATGCTTCGATAACAGGAGACGAAACGATGACAGCGTTGAGAGCCAGTGGGAACTCGCCAACAATTTCAAAAGGTTGAGGCGAAATGACACTGATCGGTATTAGCGAAGATGGCAGTATGGTGACGCTGACAGTTGCAGATGCTTCTGGCGAACTGACATTAATTGTATTTGAAGTAACGCTAATTCCGGCTGGCAACCTCGCAGTTCCAGTTGCAGAGATGACCGTGACTTGTATTGGGTCATCCGTGTATCCAGCGTCTACATAATCTTCTTCGACATAAAGTATCGCACCAAGCGGGCTAGCTGTTACTCCCGTACCGCCAGTTGTGCTGACTGCTGGTGCGCTGATGACGACTTGCGGCAACGCCAGAGGGAACTCATCAATAACTTCATTAACATCTGGAGGGCTAATCGTTATCGATGGGTACGAAACCGAAACGCTTGCGTTTGAAAGAACTTGATTCGCAGGGGCGGAGACTGTGACTTCAGGGAAATCAACTTGAGCAAAAACAGTAGAAACTAAATTTGCTGTCGGGCTTGCGGTAGTGACTGTAGCGGATTCTTCTTTGAAGTAGCCAGCGGCATGGAACCCGCTCTGAATATAGTTTTCACCAGTGACTACTTTTGTGAGTCTGTTTGCGACAACTCCTGCCGTTGCAATCGGCGCAGTAGCTACAACCAACAGCGCACCGAAAGTGGCTTCTGCCTGACCAGTTGCACTTGCTTCTGCGGCAGTTAAAGTAACTTCTGGTATAGCTACCGATGGATTTACGTCTCCTTCAAAGCCAGCTATCGGGCTTGAGACGTTGACTTGAGGCAGATCACCAATCTGTATCAGCGCATCTGTTGAAACTGATGTTCCAAACACTGTCGCTACAACAGCCGCCAAGTCCGTTACAGCAATAGTCACGCTTTGTCTGAATACGCCAATTGGTGAAGAAACAGAAATAATTTCTAACGCATCATCGAAATAATCTTCAATGACATAATTGACATCGGCGTAGGATTCATTGGCCTGTACATAAGCCCTTACGCCTTCTCTTGCCTCCGCAACAGGCGCAACGACGGAGACAGTTTGAAGGATATTCTGGAAGTAGTTAGTGGCTATGTACCCGTTGGGAAGATATCTTTCTGTTCCCTCCGGAAAAGCGATGACGTTCGTGGCTTCCTCTGCGTAACCAGCTACCCAATAGTCGTCTTCGACGTATTTAACATCTTCGCTTTGATAGGCCATTTTGTAACCTTACGGTTTAGCGGGCCAATCTTCAGTCGCCAGATTCGGCCAGTTTGCGTGTGATGTAATATCCCTGAGAGCCTGACGATAGGTTGTCATCTCTGCTGACATTGTAACATCCGACAGCGCATGGAAATCAGTTTCAGCGAGCTTTTCATCTCGCATAGCCCTATTTCCTTTAGCCATGTTGTCGTCGTAATCCTGTATTTCACCTGATGTTTTGTCAGTAACAGTCCAGCCGATTGTCCACGCACCATCCTCTAAAGTTGGATTAGCGTCTCGCTCAATGTTCTGAGTGCGAGCATCGAAAGACGGCTGATCTTCTTCGCTAACAAGATAAGTGTCATACAAAGCGAGAGCATCTTCATTGATACGCTTGGGGAACCCCACGTTTGGATTATCACGGCGTAATTGTCCGATCGTGTAGGGAAATTGATCGACTGTGCCGTTTGTTGCCTTAACGTACATTGTTTTCTCCTATGTGATATTAGTCAAACTAGGGGAGTAGCTTTGCCATTTATCGGTAGTAGCTACGGAAGTACTATGATTTGATATTGTAAGACTGCTTAAATTACTTGCCGTTACATTGCTAGAAGAAAAAGCACTAAGGGTGGGGTTTCCAGTGGTTGTTACATCGGTTACTGTAATGTTTTGCGAACCTCCCGTTAAAGTTCCGGCTGAACTACCGTCACTTAAAAGTGAGATAACGTAGATTTCATCTGGATTTTTAACTTGACTCGGACAAAATGCTAACACTGCGTTACCTGAGTCATCAGCCGCCAGACCGCAATAAGATCGTATTTCCTGAGGGTATGTTACCCTGTATCCGACGACAATATTTGAAGTGCCAGTTGTAAGAGAATTTAGGTCAATACACCAGCACTCAATAGAATTAGTAACTGTTGATCTTGCTTGAAACCACACATAACCATTCGAAGCTATATTAGTCCTCCATATAAAATCAGTACTAGTATTGCTCAACTCATAAGAAGTACCTGCGTTAGACAAACTAGACCCAAAATTTCTTATGATAACTTTACGGTTACCAATGTTGGTATACAAAGCATAAAAATTGCTGTTGTATTTAAAAGCCCCCTTCGGTCTATAAACCGTAGTACTAGTGCCGTAAGGGGTAGTGTCAATAATTTGAGATGTACCATCTGAACTGAGCTTTAAAATAGTGCCAAGGTAATCACTGCCAGATGCGGAATAGTCTCTTGCTGATCCTGCAATATACAGATCATCATTTTCGTCAACAAATAATCCGTCTCCGCTTATGAACGCGCTTTGCGGGTTGTTTGAACTCACAAACCCGCAGACTTTTTTCCACTGAACAACCCCAGACGAATTTATCTTAATGACACTGTATTTAAATCCATTGGCTCCTTGCTCTTGAGCTATAACGTAACAGCCCTCTGAGTAGCTCGCACACATGTGTCCGGCACTTGTATAACTTACATACAGTGGCTGTAGTGTTCCATCTTCATCGAAGACCCCTCCTGCCAGCTCTGTAAAACTGTTATCTCCATTACCCCTAGAAAATACTGGCATATAAACATGATCGTTTTTCCAATACCCAAATTCAGAATAATTAGATTCCCATGCGGTGTAAGGAATCTTTTTAGAGAACGATGAATTTATTGTTCCTTCCGAATGATTAAAGGAAAGAAAAAAAGCACCTCTTACCCCATTATCTTTTTGGTTTATTGAAAGGTAAACATCATTGCCTTTCATTTTCATAGAAGAAAAACCAAAATTCATGGCTGTGGTATTTGTAGAATCTACATTAACTTGATATCCAAAATTTTCCAGTGTCGACCCAGACGAATTTCCTGACGCAGATTGAAAAAGTAATTTTGTAAGGTTGCTCATTCGTTACCCCAGTGCTTGTCCGGCGGTAAATCCGTACCATGTTGTTCCGCCATCGACCGTAGTGAAGACGTACCAGTCGACTGCGTCAGCATCTGAGCTAATCGTAGGTGCTGTTGCCGCCGCCCAATCCACTGTCGCTGGAAATGCGAATGTGCGCCCGCCAGTAGCGTCTTGAACTAAACGAAGAGCAAGCGCATAGGCTGTGCCAGAAGCAGGAGGGTTGCTAAAGGTGGTGGTTGTTACGTTGTCGTCAAGGGTGACACTGAAGACGTTCCCTGTTTCGCAGTCAATCGTTACAGTGTTAGTTGACACGGCCACCGATGCATAGGTTTCATTGTATGAGTCTGCGATAAGCTCACCAGTAATATCTACATCCCCAGTGTGTGTCTCATCGACCTTGGCATCCATCTGCGTCTGTACAGCAGAAGTCACGCCATCCATGTAGTTCAGTTCAGCGATGGTTGCAGTCAACGCATCGATCTTTGCCGCAGTGACCGCGCCATCTGCCAAGTCAGCAGTATCAACAGCCCCATCAGCAATATCGAGAGTCGTTAGTGGTACAGGGGTAGGTGCTTTTCCGATATACGCCATTACGATTGCTCCAAGATAGAGACGACCGCATCAATCGATGTCGCGGTGTCTGATGTGACTGTGAGTTTATCTGTCGCTTCCAAGACAACCTTTTGGTCGCCACCGACGATAACCAGCGCACCACCAGCAGGAACAGGCGCGCCCTTTACTAGATGTGCTGTGATTGTACCGCTTGTGTCTGTAACTGTTACGTCCACGTTGACACTGCTTGCTGTGATGTTTGCGACACTCGCTCCGATGATCGTGCTAGTTGTTGCCGATGGCACTGTGTACACATCCACTGCACTATCTCCGATGGAGGCCGAAAACGCATTTTTGAATGTGTTTGCCATTTGTCTATCCTAACGCTATTGCTAAAGCCAAGGCATCGTCAGAAGATGCCGCCCCAAGATTTGTTCGTGCTGTCGCCGCATCAGATACGTCAGACAGGTTATTGCTTGTTTCAAGTTTATCAGAGTTCAGATTTGTCAGGTTAGTATCCATCTCTGCAAATGTGAGTTCGTCGCCTTTACCTGATCGAGTTACGATTGTTGTCATAATAATTCCTCTTTGATATTTATGATCAAGCAACTACTCTACGAATAGCTCTACTATATCCAATATTTTTTTTGTACTGACCGAAAACTTCGCCATTAGGCATATACACAGCTAAGAAATTACGATTATTACCAGGGTCTTGTGTGCTTGAAAAATGCGTACTAGCTTCCAGAGCTATACTGTACGAAAAACTTGTAGGTAACGGATCATTTGCAGTGTAATTACCTCGGGGCGGAACAGAGTTTGAGTTTGATCCATAGCTAGTGTTGCTAGCGTCAGAGGTAGGCTTCATGTTGGCATAAAGCACTTGTAATTCATCAATTGCTGGAATGTACCAATCGCTGTAGCCATTATATGTTAAATTGTAGATTGAGTTTGATGGCAAATGATCAGGTTGCCCATTGGTTGTGCTAGTAGAGGCAGAAAGCGTATTTGCTGGCCCATTAGTTCTTGAGCTTGCGCCGCTAGTAACGGAATCGTATTCTTTCGCTCTTTGAAATTTATTTGTAGAGCTTGACTTGGGCGAAATGACCAAATTATAAATAGTCCCGCCATCATTAATTTGTCCTGCGTAATACCCGCCTTCATAGTCGTCACCTATATTCAAGCCGCCAGCGGCTAAAATACGCCCTGCTGTAAACCCAATTGGCAAAACCATTAGACTGTGTGTCCTGTTGCTGAAGCTAAAATGTCAGTACCCGAGTCACATACAAGAGATATTACCCAAGTGTTGTAATCTGCCCATGTTGGTTCAGTGGCATCTGCCCAGTTGATTTCTGACGGCCATGTTGGTGTGTAACTAGCCGGCTTGAACTTCAAGATTGAAACTCTGCCTTCAGCCATACTTGTAGCAGTGAATGTCGTTGCCGCAGATAGCGTGACTGTCATAAACGGCTTGTTCATATCAATGGCAGTAGTAATCGCCCCGACTACTGGATGTAGTTCTTGATACGTTCCGGCAATCGGCTTATTGAACTGCCACTCATCATTCGCAGAACTATAGGTCATAGTCGCGCTTGCGCCATCGACTGTGATACCCGCACCATCTGCCGCCGCCGCATCTGCCGCGCCATTCGCAATGGTAATGTTGATATCTGCGACATTTAAGGTCGAGGAGTTGACTGTCGTAGTCGTACCAGAAACAGTCAGATTGCCTGAGATTGTTACATTGCCAGAAGTGTCATAGTTGACCAGCTTGATCCAGTTACTTGCGTGAGCATAGTAAGCAGAGCCGGTTCCATGCACATGAGCAAACATGCCGTGATAGCTTGCGGCTGAAGGTAGGTCTACTTCGGCAGTGTAGACGTTTGAGTACAAGATTTTGTATGACCCAAAGTCTACATCGCCACTACCTGCAAGGTTGTTTAGGGCAGTGCTGGCATTACCTACGTCTGATAAGTTTGAAGAGGCGACAAGTTTCTGACCAAGCTCAGTATTAAGATTGGTAAAGTTATCGTCTAACTCTGTATGAGTGAGAGCCGACCCCTTGCCCGCTCTAGTCGTGATAGAAGCCATGCTGTCACCTTTCTAACTTAGGAGTTTGCGAAACGAAGCGGTGTCGTTGTACTTACAGTAAAGTCACCAGATGTAGACGATACGTCTCCGCCAAAGTCCAAATAGGCAACCAACAAGTCATCTGCCGCAGTTCCTGTGGATTTATAAACAACAGCCGCCGCCGCAGTAATTGTTGAGCTTGCCCAAGTCACATCGGCAAAACTAATGTCAACACGGTCATTCGCTGTATCTACAGCACCAACAGTTACCGTTACCGCTTGACCAGCAGACGTATAGTTCGTACCAGTGACTTCATTAGTCACATCAGCGCGATCTAAATGCGTATCTTGATCTGGGGTGTAAGTGGAAGTAACCAACATCATGTAAAACGTGTCAGTATCGAAATCAATTTGACCCGTAACGGCGTTACGAATACAACTATTGTAGACAAGTGAAGCCATTGTTGAACTCTCCTAGGTAAGCCCTTTCAGTATTTTAACACTATATCAACCGCAAAGGTAAATACAAGCAACCTGCTTTACCTCTGTATTTGATGCGAATGTGGCAGACTCTCGCGCTTTAGCGACAGTGTAGCTCCTGACAATATCGTCTGATTGTTTCATGCCTTTTCCAGACATTGAGCTTGTAACGATCAAATCTCCAATCTCAATGTTTCCGCCTTCGTTGCAGACGTTAATTTGACCCTCGCCAAGCGAATTGACACGAGCCTGTTGATAATCGTCCAACAAACTAGACAGTGATGAATCCAATACCTCTGAGTCCTCGCCAATTTGTTGATCTGTGTTTTCAACTTTCAGCGCAATCGGTACAAGCGTTGAGTCAAACGTATAAACGCCAATCGCTCCTTTTTGGTTAGCAGATGTGCTAACTGCTCCATAACATAAGGTGTTATTGATGTCTTTCTTGTGAGCTACGCCTGTATCAACAATAATATCTCCAGCCGCCGCCGTATGAGTGTTTGCTAACAACGTATCGTGACCTTCCGTAAATGCGATAAACGATCCTGCCTTATAATACGCGGAAGCGTTTACGGCTCCACTGGTTCCCGTGCCAGTGCCTTGACCAACACCAAGTTCATTGGTATCTGGGCGGAAAAGCAAACCAGAGTCAGCATACGAAGTTTGCACCCCTGCCGCGGGAGTAAATGTAATCAAATGATTTGCGCTAGATGATGTAGAGGTAAAGTTTTGATAAACGAAATTGTTGCAATAAATCGGGCCGTAGGCTTCGACTGCGTAATCTCTTGTAGCTAGATAGGCATACTGACGGTGTGTAGTTCCAAAATTTGATGTCGAGTTGTAAAATTCTCCTGCGGCATAGTTGTTGTTATTGAAGTCAACAATCTGTGAAACAAACCCTTTTCCTGCAACAGACGTTGTAGCGAGTGAGTACGTTGTCCCTCCGCCTTGATTTGCACCGCCAGAAGCAAACAGCGCATCAAAACTTAACCCATTAAAAAGAGTTGTGTTACCCAATGTGAAAGAAAAGTTAGAATCTGCGTTTCCGCTATTCAAGCGATCTGTTGTGATTGTTCCGGCGACCAATAAATTTCCGTCAATAAAAGCGGCTTGAGTCACCCAATTTGTTGCTGACTCATCATAAATATAGGCTTGGACTTCATCATCGTCATTTCTAAGAACAAGGACATCGCCTTCAACTTTTGTTTTATTGCTTGACGCTAGAGCAAAATACGAATCCAGTGTTGATTGATTTGGAGTGACAGATGTTGATCCGCTTAGTGCGTAATAGTATGTCCCTGCGCCATCATTGCCGTTTGCTCCCGGCGCACCATCCTCCCCATCTTCTATTGGGGTCATACCGCCAGCCATTGAGTGACTGCCTGATACAAATGCTGATTTAGAGCCGTTTGTAATTACAGCTCTAACCCTTACGTCATAATTTTCTCCCGAAAGGACTCCGCCAACCCCTGCCCAAGAGGTTTCTGTTGTAAAGAATGATGTATAGATAGAGTCAGATGACTTTTTGAACTCCACTTCGTATTGAGCGAGATTAATTGCATCGCTTGCAGTCCATGAAACCTGCCATGAAACTTCTTGTATGTTAGATGGCTGAGTGACTAAAGAGCTTGATATTGAGAGATTCGATGGCGGGTCAATTGTTCCATATACACTTACCTCTCCAAGATCGCCTAGAGAATCGTAAATAGCGTATGTGGCCCAAGGGTATATTGTCGCATCATGCTTTTGTGCGCCGATTTGAACTGCCCCACTGGAGCTAAGGGTAACTTCTTGAACCCTAAATTTCTGGGCCGATAGATTTGCGCTGTCGTAAGTGAAGTCAATGATGTCGCCAGCCTGAACTTTCAAAGCATCTGAGGTAGCCGCAAAAGAGACAACAAGATTATTTTTTCGAGAAGCTAAACATACTAATCTTGCCAAATCTCTGGCCGCATAGAAGTCCGTACAAGTAGGCAAAGTGATTTCTGTTGATAGCTCGACGTTATCATCTTCTGTTAAAAAAGTAGTTTCTTCTGATGACCCAGACTCAGGCCAGACGACAGAATCAACCTGCCAATTTGCATCTGGATTAACAAATTTAGCCGTAACTTTGTTGTACCGCTTATCTTTGCCCAAGACCGAAAAGCTGACTCCATTCAGCATATTGTCTGTGTTGAATGACATTACTGAGCTACTGTCTTGCTCAATTTTCAGGCCATATTTACCATTCTGATAAGGGAGCAACCCTCGCATTCCGGACAGCATTATTTTCACGTTCTCAAAAATAGTCTGGCCGGTATCGATTACAGCGTTACATCTAAATATCTCTGTATTAGTGGGCGCGCCAGTATATTTTGTAACAGCAAGGTCGCAATCAGTAGCCGCATCTTCAAAGCTCTGAGTATCAATATCAGTGAGAGATAAGCCTTTTCCGTATCGTGAATTAGTCAAATAATCAAGCAAACATAGAGCTGGGTTGTCGCTGTAAGCTGTAGTCGAGTTTCTTGGGTCGTAAACTTTGCGTCCCTTTACCACTGCGTTTATTGTAGGAATGCTTCTAAATACTTCTGGGTCATAGACAAACTTGCAAGCCAAGTATGCTATGCCGCGCAGTCTATGATTTGATGTCCATAGACTAGGGAATGCCGCTGTCAGCATTGAGTCAGCAGTCTGTGAATCCGTCCCCAAGTATTGATTAATTGTGACTTTGCCAGTAAATCGAGCGTCTGTTGAAATTACATCATCGATGTAGATTGACTCTATCTGCTCAATTTCGCCTTCGCACATAGCTAAAACGACATACAAATCTTTCTTATTATCTGATAGAGCCACAGCAACGCGAGTTCCACCAATTCTTCTTCTTCCATAAATTACTGGAATAGGCGCAATATTTGATTGCTTATTAACTAAAATGTCACGATTGATGTCCGGAATGTCTGGTTTGTAAAACCAAGATATAACTTCTCCGACAACCTCAGTTGCGAAATCTCCAATGTCTTCTACAATGTCAGATGCAAAATCAAATGCCGGTTCAACAACCTCTTCATAAAAGCGTTCAAAAGGATTAGCCATTATGACGCGCCCCATCTAAGATTCTTGACGGTGTTGGCCGCGTATTGCATTCCCAAGTCGCCAGCGAATAGATTTTGCTGAGAGTTGTCATTAGTGAATCTTCCATTCTTCTTCTCAAAGTCAGCCCAATGAGAAGCTATAGAAATACTGGCAGAGCTTCTTGTTTCAGAGTCACTGATTGAGAAATTAGTAATGTAACCTTTGAATGTTGGTATTGGGTCGCCAACTATCGCGCCTGAAGAATCGTTGATGACAGCTCGATAAAATTGAACTGATCGATTGATAATGTCGTTAGACAATAGATAGTTTCTGACGGTTGATTCCACTGTAGATAAGTTTAGGGTAATTTTTCCAACCCTCAAATCGACCGACTCATTTGCTGATCCAACCCCTAACACCCAGTTTTCCGCAGTGTAAGTATTGGAGTTATAAGATACGTCGAATGCATTATCTGTAATGTATAACTGCGTCCCTAGGTCAATATCAATTAAATGACACATACGGAACCCGTCACTTTGAAGGGCAGTCAGGGTCGATGCATTTACGGTGCGGGCCATTACAAAGCCTCGATCATGTCAATTTCATACTCGAAATATTCGTTCGCGGACAAGCTGTACTCTTGCACATCGTTGTTCAGCCGCATTTTGAATGGCACATTGTTGTAAGTAACAGCCTCATTGTCTGCCAAGTCAGAAGTGATTGCCGGCTCAATTGACAAAGAACCAGCCCCTGTCAGATCAGAGACAACCATATAAACTTTCGTATGATTGGCAAACTTAACAAAATCACCGGCTTTAATCGTACCAGTGAATCCATCAACATCTATAGTCGAGTCTCCGGCAGTATGCGCTCCATTCACGGCCATTGAGCCAGTGACAGTCCCGCTGGAAGAGCTAATGACCGGCGGAGTGATATCGAAAGTCCCCACTTTGCCCTGCTGAGATATGACAAAGGCAAAGACCGGCATCATTTCCTCTCGCGTCATCGGATTGTATTTTGCGGTAAATGAGAACTGTTGCTTACCAATGGCGCGAGCCTGAATCCGACCACTGATCGATTCGGTAGTTAAGTTGCGATGCCTACTGTTGACGTTGATCGCCTGAAACTCAGGACTTGTAGGATATGTTCCGCTCATACTATTGCCGCCCTACCTCTGTCGTTCATAGCCTGATTGATAATGGAAACAATCTGGCCTCTACGAGATTGCAGTAGTCTATCAAATCCTGACGCATCGGTAGCATTGATATTGAAAGTCACATTAGCAACTTTGTTGACCTGTTGCCCTGATGCCGTTCCTATTTTGTCATTAGGAATGATTCTGCCATTAGAACCCATTGTTAGGACTTCTGGGCCGCGCTCTCCTACGATATAAGATTCCCCATCTCTGACTTGCCCACCTAAAGCTCTTCCGCCAGAGATAGCGTTTGCCGCGTAAGTTACGCCTCCAGCAATGATCGTTCCAGCGGCCACCGCGCCAAGAATAGGGCCAACTATAGGAATGCCAGATAAGGCTTTTTGCGCTCCCATAGCCGCCGCATAAGAGTCTGAGATAATCTTCTTAGCGTTTTCTCTGCGCTCCATATTTGAAAGGTTGACTAAAGTTCTGAAACCTAGTTTTTGCTTTTCTGACTTACCCTTCATCAGCCTGTCTTCCAGCATCAGAATGCCATCAGTGTAATCACTAGCAATTCTTTCTCTTTCTTCCGCGGCCTTCCTATCTTTTTCTAATTCGTCCGCCCTTTCTTTACTCCTGCGGTCAATATTTGATTGCTCTCTGTCGGCTTGTCGAATTGCCTTATCCTGATAGTAAGCATCCTCTTCAGCGATTGCTCTACCAATATCGTCCAAAGCTTCATTTTCAGCCTTGAGACGTTTTTTATTTGCCTCTTCACGGGCTTTTTGTCGATCTTCAATTGCCTTTTGCTCTTCATCGACTAAAGCACGGAACTCCCTGCCTTTTTCAATTAGCTCTTGAGTAGCCTTTTTCTGATCTTTTAGCTTCTGGATTCGGTCTTCTTCTTGCTTAAGAACAGCGATATAACTTTCCGCTAACTCGTGATTTTCATCGCTTAAACGTAAAGTTTCTAGTTGTAGCCTCAGAGTTTCAGATCTTGTTTTCCCAACACCTTCCGCTTGGCTTTTTAATGATTCTAGGAATTTGTCGCCCTCATCCGTAAGTTTTTCAAGCGACTTGGTTGTTTCATTATAAGCTTCAACTATTTTTGCTTTTATCCTGACTTGCTCTGCTTCTTCTGCGTTAGCACCGTTCAGCAATGCGTTATAGACTTTTTGCTCGACGACACTCATGCCAAGCATTGCTATCTGCTTGTCTAATTGATCATTTAAATCTTTAAGATTTTCAGCTTGCTTCTTTCTTTCCTTGGTTTCTTCTTCATTTAATCCTTGCAGGACTTTTTTCTGCTTAACCAACTCAGTAATTTTTTCGCCTTCATCCTCTAAAGCTACCGCTGTTTTTGCTAAGGCTTCTTCGTTCGATTCAATAGCATCGGCCAGACTGGCGAATCCCTCAGCGAAGGGAACCAAGAATGATCCAATCTCATACGCCCCGCGAAGGAAATTACCGTTGCTTCTGATTAAATTATCTTGTCTCTGCTTTAGGTCTTCTTGCTCTTCCTTTAATGCGCTGAAACGCTCTCTTGCTTCTTCCAAGCTATTGCGAATTTGGATTAGCTTCAGTCTTTTCTCTGCTTCACTGAGGTCAGTTAAATTGCCCTTAAACTCTTGAAGTTTTTTAGAAGCTTCTTCTATAGCTTCATTAGCCGCAAAAAAGCTACGAACAAATGGCCCAGCTACCAAAGCTCCTACGGCAAGGATTGCACCAAATGCCGCCCCTTTTGGCCCAAAGATAGCCGCAATCTGCGGCCCCTGTTGAGCAAATACGCGGACAGCATCAGTGCCGCTCTCAAGCTGAACTGCAACGTCTTGTATTTGTACGGATAATTGACCAGTAGTATTTGTGAGTGCTGAACTCGCACCTCTGAATTGCTTGAATGCATTGCTAGTTCTTTTAACTTGCTCTGTAGTCTTTTCAGCGGCTTTGCCGGTTTCTTCTATGCGCTTCTTTGCAACCGAGAATGACTTTGAAGCCTCGTCAACCCCAACTTCCTCGATTAATAAAACCAGCTTTTCTACTGTTGTTGCCATACCTAGCCCTTATGCTTTGCAAGCTCCATAATCGCCTCGATTTCCCACCAGTCCAAAATCTTTCCGGTGAGTCTCATATAGCTCTCAAGCTCAACAAAATCGTGACTCTTGAGGCTGGTATAAGCTACCCAAGCGTCATCGTGTCGCCATGACAACTTGGGCGCATTTTGAAGCTCTGGCGGTGTGACTCCGCGACTCTTCTCAACTTGTTTCAGGGTTTGGTATCGACTAACATTTGAGCCTTCTGGGTAATCGTTGATGTAGTAACACCACTTCCCATAAGCCACAAACTCATTTATTAGCCGTTGGTAAAATTCTCTCTATCAACGATGAATGAGAAAATTTGATTAACAACCATTGGAGAGTTTTGGCAAAGCCATCGAGCATTCTCTTGAGAATACTTAAACACCTTTTTACTCTTTTCCAATCCCTTCCAATCTACAATAATCGCCGCCACCAGCGGCCATAAGTATTCGTGATCAGAGAAGTCTATTTCCTCAGCATCAATAAAAGCTCGTCGTTGCTCTTTGAGAGCCTTACGCCATGCGCTTGAATCAGTGCCTTGGACTTTGAATACTGCGTCCTCTTTTTCACCTGTTAGTGGATCAACGAGCTGGAACTCCGCCCCAGCTTCGTGTCTCTCAACCGTTGCCAGTTGATTAATTTCCATAAAACCCCCTAGGTTTTATTGTTAAGTTTTAAGCCGCAGTTCGTGTAAACACTAATTGCGAAGCATCGCCAGTGCTATACAAAGCAACGAAATCCATCGATACAGTGATTGCACCTTCACCAGAAACATCTGGCTGGCCTGAGTTGTACTTTACATTAGGGATATCAATCTGCAAGTCATTGCCCGCCGAGTCTGTGAGGGTGCAAACAATCTCGGATGAAGTTTCATTAACAAACTTTTCGTACAAAGCCTTGCTGTCAAAGTATGTAGTCAGAGTTCCTGAAACACGCGACTTACCAATCGAAGGGCGATTAGTCGTGTCAGAGCCTACAGAGAATAAAGCCTCTAACCCATTCTCAACCGTAAACTCTAATGAAGTTACTGTAGCAATCGATGATCCACCTTCAGTAATCGACCCAGTAAACGAATCGAATGGAGTATTGCCTACGTCAGCAGAGTAGGTGGAAGATGCGATTTCAGCAGTAGCCAGAGAAATGTCTTTGCCAATCACGCCCATCGTTGTTGTCACAAGAGCATTCGGTGCTATCGACATCGACAATGTATTGAACTCGCAACCTGTATACCGATGAAATTCTGGCGTATCCAAGTCAGCAAACTTCCGCTCTAGCGTAAAAGACCGCCTCGTTGTGCCGGCCTTCAGAACATTAGTGGCCCAAGTTCCACACATTACGGCCTCTAATATGTCATCGAAAGCACCGTATTCCAGTTCAGCCGTGACATCCCCGCCGACCTGCTTGTTGCCGTGCCGAAAATCTTCTACTTGGCGATCACCTCGTAGCTTTTCTGACTCAATCGCATCCTTAGATAGATTGAGCGAAGTCGCGTTGTGAGGAAGCGGTGTCCATGTGGGAGTGGACGGGGTAGTCCCGTATGTACTTTCTGCGATGTAATGCAGAGAGTGTTGTGCGCCGTTTGCGATAGCCATTTGCGTTACCTCGCGTCAGTGTATGTGTAAAAATCAACTGAAATAGGCACGAAGTGAAACGCACCTTCAGTCAATGCAGGGGAGATCGAAACCGATCTGATCCTTACATTTACTCCATTATACGACAAAACAGTACCTCTCTTGAAATGATCGGCTACTGAATCGGGTATTGTCGAGCGTCCTGTACCCGCTGGGTATACAACATCAATTTGATATATCCCGCTGGTTTCATCTTTGCCTCCAGATCCAAGACTTGCTTGCACACTTTCTGCTGGCAAAAATGATGGACTCAAGAAAGTTTGATTTGCTTGCGGCTCAAACACCGTATTCGGCCATGCGATATCGTATCCACCTGACAAAGTATTCAACCTTGCGTCTAGTGCGGCCTGAATGTCATTGAAGTGCGTAGCCATTACTTCATTTTCCTTGCTCTAGCGATTCCCTTCTGGAGATTTACGCGGAGCATTCCACTAGGAGCTTGCTTGGAAAATCCGCCGACAGTTTTGCCAGTCGGGCTTTTCGGGGGATTAGGATACCTCCCAAATTCAACAATATCTGCGTAAGGAGTATTGTTGGTAAAGTAAAAGTTCTGCCCAAGCTTAATCCTAGATATAAGATTATTGACCCTAACTTTGGATTTATTGCCGGATGGATCAACTGACTGAGTAAACCTAGAAGAGGGTTTGTTGATGGTTGGATACCAATTGTTAATCAGCAAGCCAGTATCAACTGGAGTTCCATCAACGATTGCGTAACAAACTTCTCTTAATAAGTTTGCATATTTACGCTTTGCCCTCAATAAAAGATTGTCTGATGCGCGAGCGAATGCCTTGCCAATATTTGCGTTGACGCTCATTTTCTCACCTGCAAATTACAAGCGACCACGGTTCCAGCCGGTTGGATGTTGGACACAGCAATAATCCGATAAACCTGACTATCTAGGGTAACAGTGTCCCCAACTAAGTAGCCATGACCTTCAGCGAGAACTCTCCGGTCACCAACCTGTATATTATCGAGAGCGATTTCCTGCGCCGTATAATCGAAAACACAAGCAAACTTCGTAAATGTAGTCGTTGTTTGAGTCTTGGTTCCTGTTGCCGGATCAAAGGCCGCGTCAGTCTTTCTGGTAAACGTGAGCTGACGACCAAACTTTTTTAGTAGGGTAGTTGAGCTACTCTGCAAAGGAACAAAGTTGAAGCTCATATTCTACTGACCTGAGTAGCAGGAAATAATATTTTTTTAAGGGCGCGAGTGAGTGCTGGAGTAACTGTTCTGACATCACTGTTAGAAGCGTAATGCACTTCGATATCCCCAATTCGCTCTTTGATCGTTCTCCGGTCTTCATTGTTTAGCTCAGAGAAGCCGTCGATTTCCACCTTGATAGCTTCGTAGAGAGCCGTTTTGACCTGAACTGGTATCTCGGTAGCATCAGCATAATAACCGTCGATCAGAGCCTCTGTACGAGGCCACTGCAATGGCTGGTTTTCGTTGGCTTTATTTCCAATGAAATGAAGTTGCTCAAAGTAATCCATCGCTCGCAGTATTGATTTTTCGAGCAATGAACTTGCTTCGACATCGATACCTCGCGCATTTGCCCAAGATCGATACTCGTCCGCAGTCACATACGAATTAGCTCCGGATACAATTGAGCCGTCTTCAATTACCAAGGCCATGCTTATTCCTCTCTAAATCCTGCTGACTTATAAGCGTCAACCATCGACTCATGGGCATAAGCTACTCGGCCATCAGAGTGAATCATTTTTGTTGTGCCGTTTGGGGCTGATGGAGATTCCTGTTCTACAGGTTGGTCATCTGCCTCTTCGACAATTTCTACAAACTCTTCAGCAACTGAATCTTTTGCCATGATTATGCCTCTCTGTAGCCACCGGATTTATAATCTTGCACCATTGATGGATGAACATCTGCCTTCACCCCATCATCGCGGATCATCTTAATCAGCGCGTTTGAATCTTTCTTGGGAGCCTCTTTTTTTGCGGCTGGCTTCTTAGCCGCTGGCTTCTTAGCCGTAGTTTTCGATTCTGCCATATCTAGCTTCCTCATTAAAAACGGGGGCCGAAGCCCCCGATGTCATTAACCAACCAAAGTGGCAATGAAGTCAGACTTCCAAGCTTTAACACCCCAAGATGCCGCAACTTCGATCATAGTCTTACGATAGCCCTTATAAACACGGACTTCAAAGACCAATCCTGAAACTGGATCTTGAACAGTCAAAGCGTCGTCTGCTGTATCTCCGCCTTGTGGTACTGCTGGTGCGCGTACTGCAAGCTCAAGAGCGCGACGGTGGAACGCAATGTTTGCTGTGTAGTTATTACCCACAGTAATCGCGTCGTTGTCGGACTCTGCCGCAACCAGACCAGTTCCGCCAATGACGAATGATCCACCTGCTAAAGCAGTATTTACAACATACTTATCGGAAGTACCTGCAAAGGTTACGATGTCACCGGCCAAGATAGTTCCTGTACCAGTATCTGTTGCGATAGTTGTGTCGCCAACAGCAGATGAAGCATCGTTCAACAGGTAGCCTGTACCTGTACCTTTCGTGTGCAGACCGACTTGTGCAGATTCACGAATACCCAATCCTTGCAGATCGAGTAAAACGCCCTGACGAAGGAGGTCGGTTCCGCCAGCAGTGTTGGCTTGTTGCAGTTGAGCAAGTTGACGCAGGTTAGTTCCTGCCAACGTGTTCAGTACAAGAGACACCTGACCATCGTTCTGTGGCATACCGTTGTCCACAAGAATCTGACGAATCTCAGCAATTTCCGAGAAGTTAGATCCAAATGGAGTAGTGCCAGCAGTACCGAAAGCACGAGAAGAGTTAGTGTAGGCTTCTTCCCACAGATCTTGCTCCATCTCGTTAGTCAGAGTACGCATTGCTTGAGCAATCTGATCACCGTATACAGTTTCGTATCCGATGCCATTGTTCAAGTGCAGAATGTCCTCGCCAGTGTAAGGAATCTGAACTGCGCGAGCATTGGTAATGCTCAGAGTCTTGTTATCAACAGTCTGATCTGTTCCTTCTGGAATAGTCATAGACTCTGTAACGTCAACTGCGCTTGCTTCACGAGTGAATGATGCACGAACGACATCACCTTTCGCGGCCCGCTCTGAACCGTTAGCGTTGATTGTAGATGCGGGAATGAAGCCCACAAGCTCCCGTCCCACTACGTCGGCGGCTTTGTAGATGTCTGCCGCGAGATCAGTTAATACGTTAGCCATGTGGCTTCTCCTTAATCATTAAATACTCTGCCGCCTTCTTTCAGGAACCTAGCGCGTTCGCCCTGTCCCATTTCATTGAAGTCTGACCGGCTGATCTGTCGATTGCCCACATCGGCCCCGCCTTGTGAACGAGTGGCCCCGCCACCAGTTGCTTGATTGCCATCAACAAGAAATGGAAAATCATTCTTGATGCTACCAACCAAATCGTCTAACGTGCT